TATCGGATTAGTTAGGAACTTACGTAACTTAAAAGAACCAAATCTGATATCGTGAAAATACGTTAAAGTCATAACAATAACAAAGGGTACAAAATTTAGGGCTGTGATAACAAAACCAAGTCCTGCCAAACATATTAGAAAGAACATTCGTATACCAAACGGTAATCTCAAGCGAAATATAACAGATATAGCTACACACACGAGAGTAAAAACATTAGGCAATCGATGGAGAAACCAAAAATAAACGTCCCACCACGTACGTGGTGGAACATCCACTCCAACATTGTGTGGTGGTAACCACTCAACGCTTATCTTCTCTTCTTCAGCGTCTCTTCGAGCCTCTCGATCTGCACGAAGATCTTGTCTTGCAACAACCTGTGCAAACCCATCTTCTTTCTCGTCATAAAGATCGTCTTCTTTATCATCATCATGCGATACATCAATGCGATCTCGAGACTGAGTGGAGAGATTTTCAAAAATTCCGTCCTTGACTTCTGTATCCTCAATCAATTTAGCAGTTTCATCAGGGATTTCATATCCCCAGTCGTCCATAATTTTAGAACTAGTTTCACTGAATAGGTTTTTAACATTTTGAAACAACCCATCAGCAAAAAAACCACTGGGTTCAGTATACCTAAATTCGTCTTGACTTTTTTTCGTCACGCAATCTGTCAATAATATAATCAGAGTTAAAATCCTTCGAATCTTTCTTCTCCTCACAAGGAACCTCATGACCAAGGGCTTCGCGTACAACATCGTTATTGATTTCACAATTTTCGTCAATAATAGACCGACTCACAAGCTCATCAGCTATGCTTTTCGAAAGATTAATAGTATTAACATCCTTAATCTTCGGGGTTCGCTCAATATGGGCCAAATACAATTTCATATAGGCTTTAGTAAAAGGAGCCAATTTATTAAAAGTACTTGTTTTCTTCTCGCCAATGTAAGTAGTAACAGTAAAACGATATCTATCTAATATACAGTCACCAGCAGACTCGTATTGAGCCATAGATTTTTTAAAATCAATTTGCTTTCCATCAGCGGCAGTGTATTCATCAAGTGGTTTAACCCCTATATA